AGGAATGCCACAGGATGAAGCGCATATCATAGCATCTCAGAAATATAATTATGCAAAAGAAGCGGGTGAATACTATGCTAAAATTAAAAAATATAAAAATGAATAACGGTATCATTTCGGCAGAGTATGACCCCGAAAATAGCGGTGTTTTAGGCTCGGTTTCTGTTGATATTAAGAGTGGAGAGATAGTAGACAGCAAACTTTCTGAGTATGACAAGGATTTTCCTGTTTACCTCGGTCATGCGGTTGCCTGTTTGGAAAAATTAGCGTTGCAGGATAGTGTGCCGGAGGAAAAGACGGTCATGTGGTACTGAGTGCTGCACAGGAGGAAAACAATGGATAATTTCAAAATTATTTACAAAATACTGAAATATCCGGAAAGATGGGAAAATCGTCGACAGACCGGCAAGAGAACTGACAGAGCAGGAGAGAAAGGAGAATGCGAACATCTTATGAAAAGTGAGGATTTAAGAGATTGGATTGACAGTCTGACACAGGATATTACCTTTGAATATCTCGGCGTGAATGGCTCGATTTGCCCGTTCTCCCGTTCTGATATTTCTTTATGCTACGGAGAAAAGGAGCAGAGCTTTGATTCGATTGATGCACTGATGCACGCACCGTTTTTCAAAGAAAAATCTCTGACAGAAATATGCAGTAAAGTGAATTTTGAATGAATACCACCAACCGAAAGGAAGGTGGTTTTTTCATGCAAAAAATCAGAAAGGAACGGTGGTCTATCCTATCTCGTCTTT